TGGCGAGTCGTCACCACCTGAACCAAAGGACTGACATGCGTACCATTTCCGGACTGATCGTTTTCGCCCTTGGCGTTTACCTGATTCAGTTGCCGCAGAATGCACCCGCTGCACCTGTTGAGACTGTGACGTTGCCAGCGTTTGTGGAGCCTGCACCAGCCGCAACCATTGTTGTGGAGCCTGCAATCGTCCAAAACACCGCCAAGCCTGTAAATCAGGAGGCGTTTTGTATCAACGGCCAATGCTCGATTCCGCAGGCCACAAAAACAATTGTGCAAGGCACAAATAAAGTTGTGCAGTCGGTTTTGGTTCGACCGGTCAAGCAAGTCACGCGAGCCGTGAAAGCACGTCCGCGATTGTTCTCAGGTCGATTGTTCCGACGTTTGCGATGCGGAGGCTAAGCGTTGGACGCTTTGCTGAATGTTGCACTTGAGCGAGGTCTATCGTACTTCATTGCGGTAACGCTACTGGTTGCTGCTGGTTGGTTCGTTCGATGGATACTCACCGAGATCGTGAAGCCTGGCCGGGATCGAGCTTTTGCACATCTTGATGCGACGAATCAAGCGATGACCAAACTGACCGACACGCTGTCGCAAATCAGCGACGGCATAGCGATCCAGACGAGCCATGTTGATGAAAAGCGAACTCAGATTCACAACGACCTTGAGCATATGAGCGGCAAGATTGACACCGTGCAGGCCGACGTGACGGTCATCAAGAATCACGTCATCGGCAACATAAAACGGGAGTCACTCGGATGACAGTGCTAGTGCATGCAGGCTTGGCAATTGTTGTATTTGCTCTGGGCTATTGGCTTGAGGGCTTATGGTCATGGCGGACCTAATTGACAAAAACAACGCCGTGCCGACTGTAACAAATATCGGCCTGCAATTATTACTGATTGCAGCGTCATTGGCTTGGTGTTTTGGTTGTGATCTAGAGCGAATTAACTGGTGGCTAAACGGTTGCTGCCAACATTTTTTGGACACTACAGAGGATTAGTAAATGTCGAAAGTAGCAGACGTCAAACTGGGCTGGACGAAGTCAGTTTCTTCTGATGTTGATCATCAGGAAATCATTCTAACGATCGACGGGACGACGACTGAAATCTCAGTTGGTCCAGAAGTCGAGAGCTACACTCTCGAAGTTTCCGCGAAGAGTGCAGTTCAATTCTCCATCAAGTCGTTCGACACCGAAGGGCTGGAAGTTGTTTCGGAAGTCCACACCTTCACTCTTGGCGACTTGGAGGTTCCGCAACCAGCGACCGGTTTGTTTCACGAAATTGTGGGCGTTCGTGATGTCGATCTTTCGTAATTGGTGAGACCGTTCCGATGATCACGCTGTTCGCAAACGGGCTTGCCTTTGGAGTTGGAATCTCGCTCGGCGTGTTCATCGGTTTTTCGCTTGCGTCGATCATTTCGAGCTACTGGGACTGATATAGAGAGCAACGGATGCGAGCAAAATCACCGATACGATTGCGGGCAGCAGAGTTGTGCCAGCAGTTTCCAGGCACGCCGAATCGAACGCTTGCCAAACGGTTGGCTAGCGAGTGCAAAGCTATCACGGTAGAGCAGGCCAGAAGCCATATTCGCGAAGTGCGTGGTGTGCACGGAAAGAAATCGGCAAAGACTGCTGAAGCACCGAAAGCACCAGGCAAGGCGGGGCAAGTATACGAGATGCCCAAAAGCCAAGCCGAGTCGTGGGATCGGTACGAAGTAGCTGGCAAGTCGGTTGCGATCCTGTCTGACATTCATGTTCCATATCACGATGAAGTTGCATTAACCGCAGCAGTCAAATACTGCAAGGACCGCAACCCGGACACGCTTTTACTCAACGGCGATTTCGCTGATTTTTATTCCATTTCTCGATGGGACAAAAACCCTAAGAATCGAGATTTGACGGCAGAGCTTGAAGCACAGAAAGCGTGCCTTCGATGGTTGCGGCAGGAATTTCACTTTGCAGAGATCATATTGAAGAAAGGCAACCACGAGGAGCGCTGGGATCACTGGTTGTGGAAGCACGCCCCAGAGATCAGCGATCACCCGCGAATGAAGTTAGAAGAATGGCTTGGTTGCGAGGAGCTCGGAATTGAGATTGTCGAGGATCAACGCCCGATCATGCTTGGCAAGTTGCCGGTGTTTCATGGGCATGAGTTGCCAAAGGGGATGACGAACCCGGTTAATATGGCTCGCGGTGCTTACCTTCGGACAGCTCACACAATCCTCGTTGGGCACGGTCACAGAACCAGCGGACATGCGGAACCGGACCTTTGGCGCGAAGAAGTCTTTTGCTGGTCAACGGGTTGCCTGTGCGACATGCGGCCAGAGTACGCCCGAATCAACAAATGGAACCACGGTTTTGCGTTTGTTGAGATCTCACAAGACAAGTCCTTCGACGTTAGCAACCTGCGAATCGGCAAAGATGGCGTTGTGCGGAGTAGCTAGCCATGCAAGTCATCGTGCGAGGGCAGTCGATCAATCTGCAATTCACCAACCGTTTGTCCAAAGACTGTGACGGCAACTGCGACGACCCAAGAACGCAGCCGCGCAAGATTCGCGTGCGAAAATCGCTTGAAGGCAAACGCAAACTTGAGGTTGTGTTGCACGAACTGTTGCACGCGAGCTATTGGGATCTTGATGAAGAAGCGGTCTACACAACGGCAAGAGACATTGCAGCGATACTTTGGAAGCTAGGGTATAGAAATGATCATCGGTCTTAGTGGCAGGCAAGGAAGCGGCAAAGATACTGCCGCGCAACATCTTGTTACCAAGCACAACTGGCGGCGAATTGCTTTCGCCGATGCGATGCGGGTTAGCTTGTACCGATTGAACCCGTACCTAGAAACTGTCGAGATGCGATTGCAAGATGCTTTGTTTGCGTTTGAGAATTGGGACATTCTCAAGCGAGAACTGCCCGAAGTTCGCAGACTTTTGCAGACGTTTGGCACTGAGGTCGGCAGAGACGTTTTTGGGGAATCGATTTGGATTGATATTGCGATGCGGGCGATTGACGGTGCGCCCGAATCTAATTGGGTTATCACCGACGTTCGCTTTGAGAATGAAGTGCAAGCGATCAGGAAGCGTGGCGGGCACTTGATCTACATTCGCAGGCCAGGTTGCAAGGCGAATAAAGCTCACCGATCAGAGCGATTTGACGCGCGAGCGGTTTGCGACATTGAGTTGATCAACAATCTCGATATCGAGAATCTGCAACAGTGCATTGAGTGCTCGGTCGCATGTTTGGCGGAGCATAACAATACATAGCATCCCAGCGATCATGAGTAATCAACTTTGCGTCTGTGGCAACATAAAAAAACGCAACACGCCTTGCGAAAAGTGCAACGCAGGCAAACCAAGACAGCACAAGAAGACAACCGCAGAACGTGGCTACGATTGGGAGTGGCAGCAGTTTTCGCAGCGGATCAGACAAGAGCGGCCGTTGTGCGAGGACTGTTTAGCCAAGAAGCGATACCGACCGGCGCGAGAAGTGCACCACGTAAAAAAGATTAAGGACGCACCACACTTGAAGTTTGATCGAGCGAATTTGATGGCACTCTGTGTTGAGTGTCACAGGGTCAGAACGGAGCGAGGTGAATGAGCGAAGCGTATAAAAACTACAAACAGCCTGTTGAGATTCCGTTATTAAAAGAGCTAGACATTGATCCCAAATACAAATTCAAGGCGTTTTACGATCCTGAGACATTTACGTATTTGTTGACTTGCTCCAGTGTTCGGTATGACGGAAGAACGATTGTTACGTACTGTCCGTCTATGATGCCCAACGAATTTAAGGAAATATATGGATTTAAACGTAATGTCCGCCACGTTATCTCAGTTAACGAGGTGCCTTAAATGCCAGGCATGCTAGGCCGTAGCGGTCGAGAATTTCGATCACCGCTACCCGATAGCACAGGACGCGAGCTTGAAAAGACGGAACTGGTCGAGAGCTGCGAGTACGCCAATTGGCTATGGGATGCTGTCGTTGAGATGCTGCCAAAGGAAAAGCTCGATACGGTGGATACCGTTGCACTGGAGCAATTCGCGATTGCTTACGAGATCGGCAAACGCAACGCACAGCAAGTTATTAACGACCCGACCGATAAGGATGCTTTTCGCCAGTGGCGCGACTCGATGAACATTTTCAGAAACTTTTGCAGACAGTTTGGCGTTGGACCTATGGACAGGGCAGCGATGAAATTACCGGTTAAAGAACTTGATCCACTAGATGAGTTTGTACAGTGATTAGCTTGGCAAGCGTAAGAGAAACCATCGAAGGATACGTTCACGGAGTTATTTCCGGTGAAATCGTAGTCGGTGCACTCGTACACAAAGCGGTTGAGCGTCATTTAACGGATCTTGAAAGGCAGAACACGGAGAGCTTCCCTTACTGGTTTTGCGAGGAGAAAGCAGAGCGGATTTGCCGATTCTTTCCATCAGCGTTTCGGCATAGTATCGGCGAATGGGCTGGCATGCCTTTTGAGTTAACGGGCTGGCAAGCGTTCGCGCTGTGGTGCATTGCAGGTTGGCAACGCCAAGACGATACGCGGCGATTTCGCAAAGCCTATCTGTCGGTCGCAAGAAAGAACGGAAAGACAACGCTGATTGCGGGCCTGTGCCATTACATGGCAGCAGCAGACAGCGAAGCGGGTGCTCAGGTGTTTTGTTGCGCAACAAAGCTGGATCAGGCAAAGGTATTGTTTGCTGAAGCAGAACGCATGCTTCAGCGATCGCCACTGAATAAGCGAGCCAAGCAGACGACAAGCCTGATTCGGTATCCCGGTAGCAACTCGTATTTCCGACCGCTGGGATCAGATAAAGAGTTTGACGGGCTCAACCCGCATCACGTTGCGTTCGATGAGCTTCATGCATGGAAAGAGCATCACCGGCCATTCTTCCGCACGATGATCACCGGCTCAGCATCGCGAAGGCAACCGCTATTTGCGTTCATCACCACAGCGGGAGATGACAAGTCGGAATTGTGGAAAGAAGAAACCGAGTACGCGAAAAACGTGGTTACCGGCACGATTACTGACGATTCCGTTTTTGCTCTCCTGTACGAGATCGACGAGGACGACGATCCATTTGATGAAACGTGCTGGGTGAAAGCCAATCCAAACCTCGGCGTATCGGTCAAAATGGAATACCTACGCCAGCAGGCGTTGGAAGCTAAGAACAAGCCACAGTTTCGTAGTTCGTTTATTCGCTATCACTGCAACCGCATGGTGACGAGCACCGAAGTTGCTATCGACTTGCGGATCTGGGATCAGAACACGGTCGAGCTATCCGACTGGAAGCAGGCCGAGTGTATTACCGCTGCAGTTGACCTCGGAGGACGCGACGACCTTGCAGCGATTGCATACGTTGCCAAGTTCGCAACCGGACAGGATGACGAGCAAGATCGGCCAATTTACCGGTACGAGATCAAGACCCGCTGTTTCATTGCCACCGATACAAAACGCGATTTAACCCAGCAACCGTTTTCGATGTGGTTGCATTACGACCTTCTGAAGAAATCGCAATTCGTCACAACCGATTTGCGTGATGCACTGCTAGAAGATTGCCAGCGGTACGGCGTCGAGAAGGTGGCTTACGACAAATACAACGCGATGATGCTCGGCGATGAACTGACGCAGGCCGGCCTCGCTGCCGTAGCGTTCAGCCAGTCGCACTACATGTTCAACGAGCCGATTCGCGAGTTTCTGACGCTGCTGCCTAAAGGCCAGATCAAGCATGACGGCAATGAGCTTTTGCGATGGTGTGCAGGCAATGCCGTCATCGTTCGCAATCGCCAGGATCAATGGATGTTCGACAAGGCGAGCAGCAAAGACAAGATCGATCCAATGGTCGCTGCTGTGATGGCTTTCCGCCTTGCAATGCTTGAACCACCCCGCGTTCGTGGTCCGCTTTTCATTATGCCGAGTACCCACCGATGAGCATGGTTGCCAACACGTACAACTGGCTGAGTCGTCTTTTTTCAGTGAGCTTGGATGATCCCAAGCGACTCACCGAAGAAAAAGCGATGAACTACGCACCTATCTGGTACGGCGTCAACAAGATTTGCGGGCACGTTGGATACATGCCGCTGTTCTGCTACAAGCGAGACCCCAACGGCGGAGCGAATAAAGCCGTCACGCATCCAGCGTATAGGCTCCTCAAGTCGCGTCCCAACGCTTACCAGACCGCAACACAGTTCAAGGCTCAGGTGAACGCTCACGCAATTCTGTGGGGCAATGGACGGGCGGCGATTATCCGCGACGGGCTAACACCAACTGAACTAATACCGCTACTACCAGATCGCACCATTACCGTCATGGTACAGGGCGAGAAGTACCACATCACCAAGCCAGACGGCGATGATCGAGCGATGAACTTTCTCGATTACCAGCAAGGCGAAAAATACGTAGTTCTGCATGACCGTGATGTTCTGCACATTCCCGGCTTTAGCTTCGATGGCGTGTCGGGCGTTTCGCTTGTTCAGATGGCAAAGCGTTCGTTGTGTCTCGGAATGAACGCCGAAAAAACCAGCGAATCGCAGTTGTCGAAAGGCTTTGCCGGTACGGTGTTTTTGGAAGCACCTCCGGGAGCGTTCAAAACGCAAAAGGATGCGGAGCAGTTCTTGGACTGGTTCAGCGAGCGGCACACTGGACCGGAAGCGGCTGGGATTCCGGGTCTGTTGCGTGAAGGCATCAAGGCCAACGTCTTGCAAATGTCGAACGCCGATTCGCAGTTCTTGGAACAACGCAAGTTTCAACGGCAAGAGGCGGCGATGTGGCTGGGGTTGGAATCGATCCTCGGTGACGATTCAAGCGTCAGTTACAACTCACTTGAGCAAAAGAATCTGGCGTACTTGTCCGGCTGCTTGATGAATTGGTTGGTGAAGTGGGAGCAGGAGTGCGACGAGAAATTGCTTACCGAAACGCAAAAGCGAAACGATACGCATTACTTCAAATTCCAGACAGCTGCACTGTTGCGGGCTGATTTCCAGACAACGATCAGTTCGCTATCCGTGGCGATTGCATCGAGGATTATCAACCCGAACGAAGCTCGCGAGGTGTTGGAACGCAACCCGTACGAAGGCGGCGACACGTTTGAGAATCCTGCCATTTCAACCGGTTCACCGGGCGGACCAGACAACCAGCCAAAGAATCCAGCCAAGCAAGCGACTAAGGCCATTGCATCAAGGCTAGAGCATTTGATCGGCGTGGAAGTCAACCGAGTCACCAACGCGACAACGCAGAAAAATTACTGCGATTGGCTTGATAGCTACTACGACCGCTGGCAGATCAATCTCACCGAAGCAATTGAAAGCCTTGGCGGAAGCGGCGAATTGGCGGCAGAACATTGCAAGTTTTCCAAAGATGCACTTTTGCATGTAGCAGGCATCTCAACGCCAGACAACCTAGCGGCGGAAGTGCGGGTTGCTACGGCAAACTGGAAGGATCGAGCACAACAACTAGCGGAGAAAATCAGTGGATATTAACACCAGCACCGGCGAACTATTCCTATACGATGCCATCGGTCCAGAAGAATGGGGGATGATCGGTGCCAAGACCGTCAACGCGGCATTGCAAGACTTAAAAGGCAAGCGACCACTGCTACGCATCAATTCACCAGGCGGCAGTGTCGATGAAGGCATTGCCATCTTAAACGCACTAACGCGGCATCCAGGCGGCGTTGACGTAGCAATTGACTCCGTAGCGGCATCTGCGGCTAGCTTTATCGCGATGGCAGGCCAACGAATCACCATCGCCAAGAACGCAACAATAATGATCCATGAGCCGTGGGGACTTGTGATGGGCAACGCTGCCGACATGCGGAGGTATGCCGATCTGCTTGATCTGTATTCCGGTCGCATCTTGTCGGCCTACACCGACCGAACCAAGCAGTCAGCGGATCAAGTCAAGGCATGGTTAGCCGCTGAAACGTGGTTCACAGCAGATCAGGCGGTAGCAAATGGATTTGCTGACGCCATTGATAACGCATCGCCAGATGTCCCGGCTAACATGCCGGAAAACTGGTTTAAGAATCCGCCGACGATGAAAGTATCGTCTGAGTTCTCAAATCACATCGCAGCAAGAATGAAAACAATTTCGCTAAAAATCAAAAATGCCGTATTGCCACATAAGCAATAGGCGTTTTAATAGACATCACAAATCGACTATCTGTTGAATCTGCGGCAACTCGTTAGCGGCCAAAGTCAGCAGGCTGTCGGAGCGTTTTATTCGTTCCTTCAGTCAGCAGGCTCAAGCCGCTAATTTTGTTTCCAGTTAGGCCCATGTGTGCCTGCTGCTATCAAGCACAGGACAAACATGGTAGCTCTCAACAACACCAAGGCGATCTATGAAGAGATCGTCAATCTGACGGACCGAGCATCGGCAATTCAAGCCGTTGCTAAGGCTGAAAGCCGTGACTTTACCGCAGAGGAAGCCACGGAACTTGATTCGCTTCTAGGTACTGACGAAAAGCCAGGCCAGATCGCGAATCTTCAAAAGCAGCATGAACGCTGCAAGAAGATTGAAGATGCTCAAAAGGCGATCGCAGCCAACCGAATTGCCAATCAGTTCGGCGGCGAAGCACCAACCCAGCAGCCAGTTGCTGCCAAGGAATTCAAGATTCCTGCTCGTGCGAAAGCTCCCGTAAAGCACTTTAAGAGTGCCGAAGAAGCCTACGCGATGGGTCAGTGGGTTGCGGCTACGCTGTACAACGTCGAATCATCCAAGCGATGGATTGACGATTACGGCGGGATCTACAACGCCATGAGCACCCGCGATAATACCAAGGGTGGTTTCTTGGTGCCTGAACCACTGGAAGCATCGATCATCGAGCTTCGCGAGCAGTTTGGTGTTTTCCGCCAGAACTCGACGGTTTATCCGTTGAGCGGTGGTGTGATTAACATTCCAAAGCTCACTGGTGAAATCACCTATTATTACATCGGTGAAGAAGACCCAGCGACAACCAGCAACATCACTGCAAGCGACCTTGCTATCGGTCAAGTACGACTCGAAAGCAAGACACTCGCAGCGTTCATGTCGATGTCGCGAGAAGTCAATTCCGATGCGGCTATTTCGCTGGCAGAAATGTTTGCTCGATCCGTGGCAAGCCGATTTGCCTACGCCGAAGACGATGCCGGTTTCAACGGTGACGGTGGTTCTAGCTACGGCGGTATCACTGGCCTAAAGAACGCACTGCTTGCCGGTTCGCAGATCACTGCAACCAGCAACACGACCTTCAGTGCTTTGACTCTTGCCAACTTTGAGGCCGTTGTTGGTCAGATCAAGCGTTACCCAGGCATGATGCCGAAGTGGTACATCCACTCGGTGGGCTTTGCCAACTCGATGCAACGTCTTGTTGACGCTGGTGGTGGTAACACCAACATCACTCTTGGCAACGGTGCAATGCAATCTATGTTCCTTGGCTATCCGGTGGTATTCACCCAGGTCCTGCCAAGTGCAACAACTTCGCTGACCGGTCAGCTTGTTGCTTACTTTGGTGACCTTGGAATGACTACCTACCTCGGCAATGAGGCAGGCTTAGCAATCGACGCATCGAGCGAGTTTTACTTCAAGCAGAACGCTTTGGCTCTCCGAGCCACGCAGCGCTACGACATTGTTTGCCATGACGTTGGAACCGCTTCGGCTTCCGGCGGCATCGTTGGACTCAAGATGGGTTAATTCTGATTCACTCGTTTCGCTCCGAGTGGACCCGCCCGCTGTTGCCTTTGGTGGCAGCGGGTTTTCCCCGACAACAACTCAAGTGAGAAAGCATAAATGAAATTTAGCCAAGCACATGCCCGAACGGTGATGCTGTACCCAGCTACCGCAGCCACCACCGCACGAACTGCAAACCTTGACACTCAAGGTGCGGATTACGCAACCATTGAGATTATTCTCGGTGCAGCCGCCAACACTAACGCAACCGGCGTCGTTCTCGCATTGAGCGAGTCGGACGATACGGTTGTGACCAACTTTGCAACCTTCAATAGCTCGTTTGCCCGTACCGTTGGTGCTGGCAATACGACTGGCGTTGTAGTTGTAAACAACGTCGATCTGAAAGGACGCAAGCGATACTTGCGACTTGGTTTGACTCCAGACACCACGACTAACGGAGCCATCATCTCCGGTGCTGTGGCGATCTTGAACAAGGAAATCAAGGGAGCTAACTCCGCAAACGCTGACAACGTCGTTGTCGGTTAATCATAGGTCCATCAACTCGGAGCGAAAACGAGATGACACAAGAAAAATCGTTAGAGGTTTCCGTCGCTGCGGTGATGACCGCAGGGCGGTACGAATGCACGTTTACCCGCAATCACATCGAGCTTGCACTGAAATCGTTAGGCGTCCCGCTCATGATCAGCGGTGGCGTGTTCTACGGTCAGTGCATGCAAAAGATGTTGCAAGAGTTGGTCAATACTGATTGCCAGTACGCAGTCACGATTGATTGGGACACATGCTTTAAGTCCGAACAGTTGATTAGCTTGCTGCACACCGCTGCAATGCGTGAAGACATTCACGCGATTACCGGGATGCAAGCACGCAGAGGCATGGCAACGACGCTTGCGACGATCCAAGGCAAATCGAGCGTAGTGTGGGATGGCGACCCGATTCAGGTTGATACCGCTCACTTCGGCTTGACGGTTATCAAGCTTGATGCACTACGCAAGACGCAGAAGCCTTGGTTCTTTTCGCAACCGGACGAAAACGGCGAATGGAACGACAAGAAGATCGATTGCGATATTTGGTTTTGGAAGCAGTGGCGAGAGGCTGGCAACACGGTCTA